TCTCTCCGCACGACGTTCCTGGTTTGTATGATGCTTTTGGCACTGATGGATTTGATGCATTATATGATGCTTATGAATCTGATACATCAGTACCAAGAAAGACTATCGGAGCTCAAAAACTCTTTTTGGATATCTTGAAAGAGAGAGCAGAGACTGGTCGTTTGTATATTATGAATATTGACCATTGCAACTCTCACTCTTCCTTCATGGATAAAGTTGAGATGAGCAATCTATGTCAAGAGATTACTCTTCCCACCAAACCTTTGAATCACATTGATGATCCTAATGGTGAGATTGCTCTTTGCATTCTTTCCGCTATCAACATTGGTAAGATTCGTGATTTAGATGATCTTGAAGTTCTTTGTGATCTTGCAGTACGAGGACTCGACGAACTAATTGACTTCCAACAGTATCCTATTGTTGCTGCTGAGATCGCCACAAAGGCACGCAGATCGCTTGGAATTGGTTATATTGGTCTGGCACACTACCTTGCCAAGCATGGCGTTTCCTATCAGGATCCTGAGGCATGGAAAACGGTTCATGACCTCACTGAAGCATTCCAGTATTACTTGATTCGTGCTACAGTGGAACTTGCTAAGGAGAAGGGATCATGTGAATACAGCAATCGTACTAAGTATGGACATGGAATTCTTCCAATTGATACATACAAAAAGGATGTAGATGAGATTGTGCCAAATGAGCTTCACTATGATTGGGAGGATCTTAGAGCACAAGTTCTCAAGTATGGAGTCAGGAACAGCACACTGTCCGCACAAATGCCTTCAGAGAGCAGTTCCGTTGTGTCAAATGCAACCAATGGAATCGAACCACCCCGTGCCCTCATGTCCATTAAAAAGTCCAAGAAGGGGGTTCTTAAGCAGATTGTTCCTCAATATTCTACCTTGAAGAGTAATTACACTTTGCTGTGGGATATGGAATCAAATGCTGGTTACATCAACATTGTTGCTGTAATGCAAAAGTTCTTTGACCAAGCAATTAGTGGTAACTGGAGTTACAATCCATTACATTATCCCAACAACGAAATTCCAATTTCTGTATGGGCAAATGATCTCTTAACTACATATAAGTACGGTTGGAAAACCAGTTATTATCAAAATACTTACGATATTAAGACTGATGAGGTAGAAGATACCAAAGAGTCTCTTGAAAATCTAATTTCTCAACTAGAACAGTCACAGGAGGAAGAGTGTGAGTCTTGTAAGATTTAAAACAAATAGTAATCAAAAGTCTATGGTCGATTCGATGACCGTTTTCAACTCAGAAGAAGTTGATACCAAAAAACAACCAATGTTCTTTGGTAAACCACTAGGTATTCAAAGGTATGATTCTTACAAGTATCCAGTTTTTGATAAACTAACTACTCAGCAACTAGGTTATTTCTGGAGACCCGAGGAGGTTTCCCTTCAGAAAGATCGTTCAGACTATCATACTCTGCGTCCTGAGCAGAAGCATATCTTTACTTCTAACCTGAAGTATCAGATCATGCTTGACTCTGTTCAGGGTCGTGGTCCTGGTATGGCATTTGCTCCATACTGCTCTCTACCTGAACTAGAGGCGTGTATGAAGGTCTGGGAGTTCATGGAGATGATTCATAGTCGCTCTTATACTTACATCATCAAGAATGTGTACTCAGACCCCTCTGAGGTCTTTGATACGATTCTTCGTGATGATCGTATCGTAGAACGTGCTATGAGCGTGACTCAGGCATACAATGACTTCATTAATTCTGCACATCATTATGACAATTCTGCTGAATGGCAACATGCATTAGAGCAAGTCCCCTACGCACAAGAGGCAAGGTATGAACTCAAACGCAAACTCTTTAGAGCAGTTGCAAACGTTAATATTCTTGAAGGTATTCGCTTTTACGTTTCATTTGCATGTAGTTTTGCTTTTGGCGAACTCAAACTTATGGAAGGAAGTGCAAAGATCATCTCTCTGATCGCTCGTGATGAGAATCAGCATCTGGTTATCACTCAAAATATTTTGAAGAATTGGATGAATGGCGATGATCCTGAGATGAAGAAAATCGCTAAGGAAGAAGAAACCTGGTTGATCCGCACCTTTGAAAATGCAGTCAATCAAGAAAAACTTTGGGCAGAGTATTTGTTCAAGGATGGATCTATGATTGGTTTGAATGACAAATTGTTACAACAGTATGTGGAATGGATTGCCAATCGTAGAATGAAAGCAATTGGACTAAAACCGATCTATGACATTCCCGCAAAAAATAATCCACTACCTTGGACAGAGCATTGGATCTCTTCTAAAGGTCTTCAGGTTGCACCCCAGGAGACCGAAGTTGAATCCTACATCGTCGGAGGAATTAAGCAAGACGTTAAAGGAGACACCTTCGCAGGATTTAGTCTCTGATAGTATGAATGCATATAAGGAGGCAGCACTGTCTGACTCCTATATGTTTGGTGACTATGATGGATATCAAGCATATCAAGATTATGGGGATATCCCAGATTAAGAGAGAGGGTCTAGCGACCCTCTTTTTTTGTATAAATATATAAAAAAGTTCTTGTAGAGATGAAAACATATAAACAATTTGTTGCAGAGTCTTATTCTGCTAGAGAAAATATTCAGGAAGCATTACCTGCATTACTTGCAGCGCCAGCATTAGCCAAAGCTGCAGGGTTGGCATATACTGCATATCGAGGATATCAAGCATATCAAGCAGCAAAAAAAGCAATGAGAGGTGATTATAAAGGAGCAGCATTAGATGCTGCCGGCGCGCTGATACCTGCGGGTGGTCCGGCATATAAAGCTTCAAGAGCACTGGGTGCAACTAAAAATCTTTCAAGGGGTGCTTCTGCAGTAGCAAGTGGTGCTAAATGGACTGGACTCGCGGCTGCTGATGATGCAAATACAAAAGATATAAGGACTCTAGATTCATCAAAATATCAAAGAAAATAACATTTGGCATAAATAAAATTATAGAAAAAAAGAGATTAAAATGTCTGATAAACTTATTTCTGACTTAAGAGAGGCATATCGCGAAGTTAGAAGAACCGAAGAGCAAATGTTCTTTGAAGAAGTGAAGCAAATTGTAATTGATGAGGGATATGAAATTGATGATGAAGATCTTAAAGAACTTATTATTAAAGAAAATTGGTTTGGAAAGGCTTGGCAGTATGGAGGATCAAGAGCACTGAAGTATGGTGGAAAACTTAAAGATCAGGTGATAAAACCTTGGTTAGATCAACTAGCTACGCCGGCTAAGAGTCCTAAGGGTCGAACAGTATTAACAACTGCTGGTATTGGTGGAGCATTTGATAGTTTAGTAAATTATCCATTTGGACGTACTGTTAAAGCAGTTTTAGATCCGGCAGTAGGTATGGTTAGAGACTATGCTGATAATTTGGAAAGAATTGATAAGCAAAAGCAAAAGGAGAAGAGGCAAAAAGATTCGCAGCTAGACTCTGGAAAATATTATACAGGAGAACTCTGATAGTTATTATGAAAAACTATTTAAAAGAAGAACCTACTAGAAATTATGATTATGCTGAGGCTGGTGGTAAACCTTACATAATCATAAGAAATAAAGATGGTAGTACTACAAAACTTCTTATAGATAAGAATGCCAAATATTATAATGATTTAAAAAGAGACGTGGAGAGATCTGGGACTAATTTCAATAAATTGAGAGATGATTTTATAAGAAGAAAAGAAGCACAAGCAAATTCACAACAGGAACCACCTAAACAAAATCCACCTAGACAGGAACCACCTAAACAAAATCCACCTAGACAGGAACCACCTAAACAAAATCCACCTAGACAGGATCCACCTAGACAGGATCCACCTAGACAGGATCCACCTAGACAGGATCCACCTAGACAGGATCCACCTAGACAGGATCCACCTAGACCCAGACAAACTCCTCAACAGAAAGCAGGACTACCTGCAAGTGTTCCTGCAGCATTTGTACCTGATGTTGTCAAATATCAAAAAGCACGTCAAAAAGCAGTTGCATCTGGTGATCAAAAACAAATGGACAAAGTCCGTGATAGTGGAATGGCAATTTGGGCAAAACTTTATGGTCCTGGTGGAAAAAGAGAATTAAAGTATCCTACTGATAGACAAAAGGAAATCTTTAAACAACATTCTAGTAATACGACATCTCAAACTAATCAACCTACATCTCAAACTAATCAACCTACATCTCAAACTTCATCTGCCACTTTAAGTCCTTCACAAAGAAGTGAGATTTTGCAACGAGGTGCTGCGGCACGTCAATCATTAGAAACAGACGCGCAGCAAAGAGGTATTCCAAAAATGGACGATAAGAAACTTTTAGGAAAAGTTGGTGCTCAAGTAAAGTTTGCAAAAGAAAGCACAAATATAACAAAAGAACCATATGATTTAGTTTTAGAGTATCTCCTCTCTGAGGGGCACGCAGATACCTTAGACGAAGCGAATTACATTATGTTGAAAATGGATTCTGAAAACATTCAGAAAATAGTTGAAGCGGGTGAGGGACGTGTTAATCTCACATATCCTGTTGGTCATCCAAAGTATGGACAACCACTGAAAGTTGATGGAAAACCAATGAGCGTGTCGAAAAGGACTGCTGATTGGAATTCAAAAATGAATCAATACAAAAAAGATAATCCTGAAGGATATAAGAAAGCAAAATCTATGATGGGTCCATATGGATGGACAGAACCACCAAAAGGATATAATCCACCAAACTGGATGTAATACTCAGGGGGCTTGACAAGTCCCCTTTTTTTGTCTAGACTAGGTTTGTCGCCGTTAAAGATAAATAATAGCTCATTATTGAAGTGATAGATGAGTTATGAAAATCAATGGACTTATGAAGGGAAAAATTTTGACTCTGATTCTATTGACGAGTACTTTGGCTTTGTTTATTGTATTACCAATAAGACCACCGGTAGAAAATATATTGGAAGAAAATATCTGTGGTCGTTTAGAAAACCACCAGGAAAGAAAAGAAAAGTAAAACAAGAATCTGATTGGAAGAAGTATTATGGTTCTTGTCCAGAATTAAAAGAAGATATAAAAAAGTATGGCAAAGAGACCTTCAGTAGAGTTATATTGAGTTTGCATAAAACTAAGGGTAAAGTTAATTTTGAAGAGACAAAGCAATTATTTTTGAATAATGTTTTGACTGAAAAAACTAATAGTGGAGAACCTTTATTTTATAATTCAAATATATTGTCCAGATATTTTAGAAAAGATTATTTTAATAAATAATTATAACTCTAACATAATAAGACGTAGTTGTGAATCATATTCATCACATTATTCCAAGACATATGGGTGGTACTAATGATATTGATAATTTAATTGAATTGCCAGTATGGGCACATGCAGAAGTCCATAAAAGACTTTGGGAAGTTTTTGGAAAGTTGGAAGATAAACTTGCCTACTGTGTTCTTAGCGGAAAAACTGATGAAATTGAAAAATTAAGAATTGAAATTGCAAAAATAAATTATAAAAAATGGTTGAATGAGAATCCAAAAGAAGTTAAAAAATGGAAGAAAAAAATTAGTAATACTTTAAAAGGGAAAAAATATTTGCCCGATGAACACTATCAAAAAGTTGGTGATATGTTAAGAGGAATTCCTAGAAGTGAAGAAGTTAAACGAAAAATTAGTAGAGCAAAGAAAGGGAAAAGTATTGCTCAACCCAAACAAATGAAAAAATATAAAGTTACAAAACCTAACGGAGATATTTTAATTATTAAAGGATTGAATCAATTTTGTAAGGATGAAGGAATCAGTGCTTCTAACCTTTGTGCCGTAGCAAAGGGAAGACTTAAGCAACATAAGGGGTATGTTGCAAAAATTTTGGATTAGTGCTATAGTATGCTCGTATATAATTCTAGTGTTATGGTAACTTTGGAAGACACTCTTTCAGCGACTCATGATTGGGCAGTTGACAGAATGCACACTCTTTGTGATATAAGAACTTATGATGTGCTAGAGTCTGTGGAGAATGCTCATGCGATTCAATCTGAGTTTGCCGAATGGCTTGACCCCAATACTGAAGACCATGAGATTTTTTCTTTGGA